GACGGAATGTGTGTCTGACATCTCTTGTCCGAAAGGTGATATACTTAGTCTACGTATATGTCGCGCTAAAGGCGGTGCACCATTAGAGCCCATAGGATGTCGTTAGTATAAGTTTTCCACATGTGCCTCAAGGTGGTTGTGTTTTGCATGTTAATGCCGAGCACATAACGGTAATATTTCACATAATTGGTTTCAACCCTGATAGGCTTGTCCAACGATATGGGTGCATAACGTATATACTTTTCGGCAAACGAATTTAACCTCTGATTCGTCTTGCATACACTTGTGGCAATAGTGAGAACTCTACCAACGCTCTCTTCTGTGCTCCTCACCCACCCGGGAGGATAACAACATCTCGCAAAGAGATCGACTTCATCTCTAGTAATCGATTTAGGCATATCGAATCTAGTAGACAGAGTAACTGTCTTGGAAATATCTTTCCCTTTGTAAAATGTGCTTTTCTTCTCGAATGAATGGTACAGTGTTCCGATCTCCTCTGCAGCGTGAAGAAGATCCTCTGGATCAACAGGCGTTCTGCCTCTTAAGAGTCCGTCGTCTCCACCGGCGGCTATTGTCTTCTTCGTAGGAGGGGTTTTCTCGAGTTTGTATTTAAGATAAGCCTTCTCGATAAGGTTATAGACGAGCCATAACAAAAGCGTGAAAAGACTCCCAGACGGGAAACCAGACGTCTTCCGGTACAATATATCGTTGAAAACGATTGGAGTATTGATAAAGTACCACTTGACATAGGCCCATACTCGCTTCCAGTTTTGAGTTTCCTCAGCGGTCAACTTCTTGTTTCCCATTTGCTCAAAATCGATCATGGACTCAAGGACGTCGAAAGCGTTGTGGAGCTTGTCGGCCAGAGGTTGCGTATCTCCTTTGACAAAGTCAAGAGATGCTAACCATTCATCGTCATCCAGAGAGGACATAATGAAAGAGCGGGCACCGGCAAAAGTGCTTGGACCAATGAGAATTGGGAGGTTAAGAATATGTTTTAACCGCATTATGACATCATAAAGCTGTTTGCCAAAGACAGCCTCAATGTAGGTCACAACTTGAGGATAACCCCAGATACCGCGCGTTGAATGTTTGTCGATTGGCGCAGGCATTGCTTTCACAAATGGGATCACCGGAGGAGACTTGATATCCTTGAACTTGGCAGTCGGATTATTGATGATGTAGTGTACGAGTCTGTAAGCGTCGGAGACGGCTGTGTCGTGAAC